GTAAGCCGAGATCGCGACCCGCTCGCCGCCTGCGAAGGAGAAGAAGCCCGGCGTCGCCCCGTGCCACGTCGCCCCGCCGCTTGCGATCAGCGCCGGCGCGGTGAAGCCGCGATGGCTGCCGCTGCCGGCCGTGAGGGTGACNCCCCCGCCGATGGTGTTCCAGCCGAGCGGCGCCGCGCCCTGCGTGGCGATGCCAAGGCGCATGCCGGCCGGCCGGTCGTGATGCGGCTCGCGCCACCAGCTCACCAGATCCTTGAAGCGCCAGATCCAGTCCTCGCCGTAGTCGCCATCGGCTATCGGGCTGCGGAGCTGCGCCTCGCGATCCGCTGGGGTTGCGTAGTACCAGTCGAAGCCCTCGCCCCCGGCGATGTTCGATTGCAGGTAGGCGCGGTCATACACCGCCGGCGCGCCCGCAACCGCGTCCGCGTGCTCGAAGCCGTCGCGCCAGTCGGAGATGGGCATGTAGTTGTCGATGCCGACGAAATCGATGTTGGCATCGGCCCAGAGCGGATCGAGATGGAAGAAGCGGTCCCCCGAGCCGTCCGCCGGATCATGCCCGAAATATTCCGACCAGTCGGCGGCGTAGCTGATGTCGGTGCCGGGCCCGAGGATGGAGCGCACATCGGCCGCAAGGCCCTGAAGCTCCGCCACCGCCGGATAGCTGGTGGCGCTGTCGCGGATGGTGGTGAGGCCTCTGAGCTCCGAGCCGATCAGGAAGGCATCGACCCCGCCGGCAACCGCGCAAAGATGCGCGTAGTGCAGGATCATCCGCCGCAGGCCCCAGTCATTGCCGCCGATCCAGGAGACGGTCTCGCCCGAGACGGCGAAGTCGGACACCTGCGCATTGCCGAAGAAACCCGCGACTTGGCTGGCCGCCGTTGCCGTCTTGTCCACCGAGCCGGCAAAGCCCGGCGCCGGCGAGCACGTGATGCGCCCGCGCCAGGGATAGGCCGGCTGCCCCACCGTCGCCGCACCGTCCGAGTAGGGATCAGGCAGGGCGTTGCCCGGCGCGATGTCCATGAGGATGAAGGGATAAAAGGTCACCCGGAAGCCGCGCGCCTTCAGTTCGCGGATCGCCTGCACCACGGCCGCGTCGCTCGGCGTGCCGCCATAGACAGGCCTTCCCTCGGCATCGGTCGAGACCAGATGCGCCGATGCCCGGTCCACCCCGTTGACCTGCCAGACCTGCGGCGTGGTGGTCTTCGCGGAGGTCTCGACGCCGGGCCGGATCTCGCACTCCCCGGCGCGCAGGTCGTTGCCGAACCACGCGACCACCAGCGACACGCTCTCGACCGCCGGTGCCAGTGCCTCGAGCCGGTCAAGGGAGACCAGGAAATCCGCCCTTTCGGTCTCGGCGTGCACGCTCTCCGGCGTGGTCTTGGCGCCCTCGGTCCGCATCACCGGCTCCGTGGCATAGACGAACTCGCCCGCGCCGGGGATCATGGTGACGGCCCGGATCGCCCCCTCGGCGGTGTCGGAGTCGGCCAAGGGGCGGAAGACCTCGACGCTCAGCTGAGGAATGCGGTTGCCGAAGGGCGTGAGGTCGAGTTCCTCGAAGACGACATAGGCCGTGCCGCGATAGGCGGGCGCGCCCTCGGCGCCCATCTTCGCGGCGATGAACGGGTCGGCCGCCTGTGCCTCGTCGCCCGGATACCAGCGCCAGGTGACGGTCGATGTGTCGAGAAGCTCGCCGTCGGCCCAGATGCGGCCGATGCCGGTGATGGGGCCTTCGCACAGAGCGACGGCGAAGGAGGCGGTATAGGAATACTCGGTCGTGGTGACGCTCGGCCCGCCGCCCTTGCCGCCGCCTTGCGTCGTGGTGTTCACATGCTCGGTGAAGTCGGTGGCCCAGATGATGTTGCCACCCAGACGAATGCGGCCGAAGACGCGGGGGATCGTCGTGCCTTCGGTGGCGGAAGTCACCCGCAAGCTGTCGAGCCGCGCGCCCTCGTAGCGCTGATCGGGCTGCAGGGAGCCGACGATCCAGCTGTCGACGACCGAGCCCGCCATGGTGCCGATCGCCCCGCCGATGGTGGCGGCGGAAATGCCGAGGATGCCACCGCCGATCGAGGCGCCGATGGCCTGACCGGCAAGGCCGAGCACGAGCGTGGCCATCAGCGCCTCCGGGGTTGGGGATAGAGAAAGGCAAAGGCCAGGCGGCGCCGCCAGCCCCAGGTGAAGGGTTCCTCGATGACGCCCAGCCGCTCGCGGGCATGGATCAGTGTCTCGCGCTCCGACAGGATGCCGATATGCTTGGCGATGGCACGCTCGCGCATGCGGAACATGAGGAGCGCGCTCTGAGGCGCCTCAGCGGGCGTTACCTCGATCATGCAGTCTCGCGCGCCCTCGGCGAGCACCTCGCGCGGCCCGGTCTCGCCCCAGTCGCGCGAGTAGGGCGGGATCGGGAACGGCTCAGGCCCCACCACCTCGCGCCAGATGCCCCGGGCTAGCCCTAGGCAGTCACAGCCGACGCCACGGACGCTCTGCTGGTCGTGGTATGGCGTGCCGAGCCAGGACCGCGCCGCGGCGATCACCTTCCCGCGCGCGGCCGGCCGCCGGATGAAGCCCGCGCTCACAGGACGCTCCCGTCGTTGGCCTTTCCTTGGGAGGCGTAGCGCAGCACGGTGTCATTGCCGGGGATATGCGGAAAGCCCCGAAAATTGGCCGTGTTGGCGAAGCGGTCGCGGCAGGTGGCAAAGGACTTGTCGCAGCCGGCGCGGATGGTGAAGGCGTCGTTCGCGGCGATGGGGCTGCCGGGCGGTTCCAGCAGCGTAATGATCGCCTCGCCGGTGGTGGCGACCTCGTGGCGCTCCACCTCCACGCGCCGGCCGGCATTGGCACCGGTGTCCCAGGTCAGCGTGCCGAAGGTGAAGAGTCCGGCCGCGAAGCCCGAGAGCCCCGCAGCAGAAAACGCCCGGTCGCGCAGGAGAACCGAAACTGTGCCGGTGCCCTTCCACGCAGGGCTTTCCAGGTCGATCCCGCAGCGCCCGTCGCCCAGCACCGCGTCGCAGCCGGCCTGGAAGCTCCGCCCCACCGGCTGATCGAGCACATGAGCGAGGCTCCGCATCTCGGCGGTGAAGGCCACCCGCCCACGCCGGATCTCGCCGATGGCACCGCGCCGCATGAGCACCCGCTGGCTCGTATCCTGCCAGTTCACCCGCCAGACTTCGACCGCCGCGCCGTCCCAAAGCCCCGCGGCGATGTCGGATTCGGTGATGACGCCGGAGCGCAGCACGCCTTCCGCGTCCTGCGCATCGACCGCGAGATCGGAACCCGCGCGCAGTTCCGAGGCCGCAAAGCCGCTCTCGGGCTCGAAGCTCGTGCCGTCGAAGTTGAGCGTCCGGTCATGGTCGGTGAAGCCAAACACCTGGCCATCGGCGCGGGTGATGCACCAGCACCAGGCAAGCGTCGTGGTGCCCTCGTCAAGATGGGCCTGCAGGGCAGGGGAGGGGGATTTCATCGGCAGGTTCCCGTCATGCGGTCATCGAGATCGGCGATCCAGCGCGCCCAGTCCGGCGGCACCTCAGCGACAGTCGCCGCAGGTGGCCGTGCCAGCCGCGCCTCGGCGTAGGAGATGCAGCCGGCATTACCACCGACCGTCGTTGCGGCGCAGCCGCTCAGCAGGATCATCGCCGCCGGCGCGGCCCTCCGCCACCGCCGCGCGGCCCCGCTCCATCCGCTCATGACTGTCCTCCCACGCAGCACGCTCCGCCTCCCGTTTGCCTGCGCGTTTGCCTTCGACGCGGCCCCAGAACCGGCCGAGGGCGATGCCCCCGACCGCGCCCAGAGCGGCGAGCAGCCAGATCAGGAGATCAGTCATTGCCACGGAACCCGCGCTCGATCCGGTCGCGCAGGCCGATGAGGCCAAGACCAAGGAAGATCAGCCCCGCGGGCGATGCATCGCCGCTGCCGGCCAGCAGCGCGACGAGGCGGGAAAGCTCGCCAACTGGACCGGTGGCGGGCAGCGCGACGGAGGCGATGCCGGTCAGCATGGCGAGCAATCCCGCCCACCAGGTCAGGGAGGTCGGTCGGACGTAGCGCATGGGGATCAATTCCTTCTGAACAGGCGGGTGAGGATTGCAGCCAGCCGGGTAAACCAGCCGGTCGGCGGCTTTGGGCTGGATCGGGGATTGTCGGGGTGCAGCAGGTCCAACGCTTGCGTCTCTGTGAGCCGCCGAACCGGCCGCGAGAAGTCGACGTGGCCGTTCTGATCCACCGACCAGATCGGGATCGTGCCGGTGGGATCGGCCGTCGCGGAACAGGTCGCGTTCGGCCACCCGGCGCGGAATGATCGAGGCGGGCTTGCGCCAGTTCAGAAACGCGTCGGCGGCTGCAACGCGATTGCCGGCATTGATGTGCCGGGTCAGTGTCGCGCGGGCGATGCCGCCGGTGTTGTAGTGAAACGAGACCAGCGCGTCGAATTCGTGCGGTGCCAGCGGTGCGGTCACGGCGCGCCGGACGTCTTCCTCGTAAGCAGCAAGATCGGTGCGAAACAACCGGAACGCCTCGCGTATTGCCGCGTCCAGATCAGCAGGCATCCCGCGCGGCATGGTGGCCGGATCGGGTTCCCCAGCAGCCGCCGTATGGCCGATGCCGAATGTCCAGGCGCCGGTGGAATCGCGGTAGGGCCCGGGCACGACGCCTTCGTGCCGGGCAAGGGCCAGAAGGCCCCGGTCAGTCATCTGCATGGAACTATCCGAGGAGCGAGAGGATCAGGATGAGCACGGCGATGGCGAGGCCGATGCGCAGGCGGTGAACGAAGGCATCACGCGGGTCGTCGGTCAGGCGCCGCAGGCCGCGCAGGACACGGACGAGCTCAGTCATCGCCGCCCTCCCGCGCCTGGCGAAGGCGAGCGAGCACCAGTTCGATCACCGCCGGGCCGAAGACGCCCACGAGATAGGCGGCCGATCCCGCTGCCCCGCCCGCAGGGATCGCCTGCGGCGGCAGGCCGAGCCAGCTGGTGATGACGGCCATCGACAGGCTGCCCATGCCGGCGGCGATCAGTCCGCCGAGCAGGATGTGGCGCAGCGCGTCGCGTAGGCGCATCTTGGTGGTCAGCGCGTTGGTGGCCCCGCCAAGCGCACCCCAGGCGGCGAGGATCACGGCGGTGGAAGCCGCGAGGTCGCGCAAGACGCCCGCGACGAAGCCGGAATTGTCGTTCATCGCCGGATCTCCAGGAGCGGGATGGAGGTGATCGAGCCGAGGCGTTCGAGGTCGAGCGTCACGTCGAGCGTGTCGGTGTCGAAGCGGACGGGGACGTCGAACTCGAAGCCGGAGGTGATGGAGACACCGGAGGCCGGAGCAGCATCGAAGGTGATCAGCCCGGTGGTGGTGTCGACCGACCAGCCGCCTGCCTGTCCCACGCCATCGACAGCCACCGTAACGCTTCCGACCACCGGCTTGGTGATCGTCCGCACCCATGTCTGGCCGCCAGAGGTGTAACGCTTCACCAGTTGGAATGCCGTCGTCGTGCCATCCCCGGTGCCGATGGCCTGATCGGTCGCCGATGGCGTCTGCGATGGAAGGCACGACTTGTAATCCGCCCAGTCCTTGAAGCGGAAGCCGTAGAGGCGACCGTTGCGTGCCTCGAAGAATTCGACGACGGCGGCGAGATCGTCGGCGCGGCGGATGCCGTAAGCGACATCGTAGCGCCGGCGTGAGTTCGCCCAGCTCGCGTTGCGCTCCTCGTCGCCCGAGGCAAGCTCGACGATCTGTGTGCGCCGCTCGGGCCCGCCGCGCGCGCCGCGGCTGATGTTGTCCGGAAACCGCACCTCGTGAAANGCCATGGCTCAGAGCCCCC